TGGTTGTCACGTAGCCAGGCTCGTCGTGCTCGTGACGCCAACGCCTACCCTGCGCTCCCGACCCTCGGGCTCGTAGTCGGTAAGCACTACAAAGACGAAACCGGTAGGGAGCTTGAAAGCAACCTTCACGGTATGTTCACTGAGTATGACGTCCTGCTCATTCGTGAGTTCGTCGTCATCCACAACGTGCCTCTCATGACCACGTTTCAGGGTATCAACAACGCATCCGAGGTCAGCTTGACAGCCGCCGAGGATGTGCCCTCTTTGGAGGACCCTGACAGGGTGTGGGAGCAGGTCATGGGGTCTGACGGTGATCTTGTTGCGATCATCTGGGTCGACGGGGACTGGCCCGTCATCTCGGGGTGCCTGAACCACCTTCGGGCTGGTGAGGATGCTGCCGAGTGGTCCGAGGACTCCACAACTGGCCCCCGTGCGGGTGTCCAGTACAACGAAGTCACTGCGCGTATCGACAAGGATTCCAACATCCGTGTTGATGTGCCAGACGATAAGGTGGTCGAGTTCTACGTGGACGGCACACTGGCTCTCAAGGTTTTCAACGATGGTGGTGCTGTTCGTGTGGACATGGGTAACGGTGCAGAAAAGGTCATTCTCGGTGAGACCTTCAGGGCATATTTCAACGACCCTGATGGACCGGCCAACCATGTGCATCTGTATACGAACTACCCTGGCGGCGGGCCTTCTGCGGTAGCTTTCACAGGTGGACCGTCCAAGCCGACTCCACCCAGCACACCGCTGTCGCCTGTACCAATGGATGACATGGATGCGACAAATCTCTCCGACGTGACCAAGACGGAGTAAAGATGCTACAGATCCAACATCGCACGCCAAACAGGGAAGGGTTCTACCTGTCGGGCATCTACACTCTGTCCATCGTTCCTATCCAGAGCGGTGTGGTAGATGCCTCAAGACCCATACTTGAGTACACGTTTGCCCCCGGTCCTTCCGACATAGACTCGAACCTGGCATTTCCGAACGATGTTCACCCAGACCAGGCAGACGGAGTCTACGTCTCGGTCAACGAGGTTGGTACGGGCACCATCTCCATCCGTGGTACTACCGGTCAGTTTCCGCAGAGGAGCGACCTGAACAAGTACCTCGGTGCTTTCGGAAGCTCTGTGTCCTCCGCGATCTCCGCAGTCTCCAACGTCATCCCTGGTGCGGACGCTGTCCTTGGAAACAACGACGGCTATGCACTCTGGATGGCTCTGTATAACTTCTTCGCTCGGTGGGCTGCCGAAGTACGCTACCGCCCTCACGAAGTCGCGATGCTGTTCCTGAACCACAAGGATGTCGAGTTCTTGCAGGTCGTTCCTATGAACTTCCGTAAGACGCGCACAGCGGCTCGCCCGATGGGTTACGGCTTTGCCATCGACCTTCAAGTGCTGTCGACTGTACGGTACACCGTGCAGATTCCCTGGTGGGAGTTCATGGCGTCCGTTCGTGCCAATTCGGAGAACTGGAAGCGTCTGATCGACAGGTCGATCTTGCTCGTATCACAGCTTGGTACACAGGTGTCGACAGGGTTCATCAGCGCATTCATGAATCCGGTACAGGAGTCGATTTCAGCAATGTCGGCTGGTGTCCAAGGTCTCGAATTTGGGGCAAAGGTTGTGTCTGACACAGCCGCCTCCTCCTACGAGGCACTGAAGAACCCAGCCTCCATGGCTTTTGGGCAAGAGTTCCAGAAGGCTGTGAGGAACAGGCCGAACAGTGCTCAGGAGTTTGATGTTCCGTTCCTTGCGGAGCAGTACATCATCCCGCCTACGCGCACGGCTATCCTCGGTGTATACGCTGGGGCCGAGGGCATCCTTGATTCAGTCAACGACGCTCTCACAGAGGCAGGTTCAGCCGGTGGGGAGTCTACCCAGCTTGCTCTGGATGACTCCGTATTCGAGGCGGCTGAAGCCGCATTGGACCTTGTATTCACCGGTCACATGGCGGCAGACCTGGCTCCTCTCCCCGAGTTCTCCCCTAGCATCGACGCCGCTTCAGAGGCGGCTGACATGCACAGGACTTCTCGTACAGGTGGTGCCAGTCTGATCGACGGTCGATCAGATGAGTTCGCCTCTGCTCTCCTGGCTGGTGACACTGAGTTTGTGGACGGTGCCAGGACTCCGAGGGCCACGAGACCGAGAGGGGCGTCACAGCACCCTCTGTCCTACCTGGCGGCGAAGCTGTTGCCTGGTTGGGTACGGGGAGACGGTACTGGTACACCAGCAGAGCTGTCGTCGTTCCGTAGGGCTGTCCTCGGTATGCGAGACCCAACCACGCTGGCCCCGCTGTTCCGTGCGTACACTGTCAAGTCCACAGACACCATCTACTCCATCGCAACCGAACTCCTCGGGCTCTGGTCTCGCTGGCCTGAGATAGCACTCATCAACGGGTTGACCTACCCGTACATTGCCCCTCAGTCCGGGCCTTACCAGGCAGGGCCGGGGGACACCATATACGTCGCCGCTCCCGATGCCAAGGTCCCCGCTGAACTGGTGGAGAACTTGCTGAACATCGCGATGACTCACGACCTCGTCTCCCTGCAAGACCTCTTCCTTGGTATTGACTGGGAGGTGAATGCTCTCACAGGCGACTTCGTCTGGGCTGAGTACGACTTCGCAATGGTCTCTGGCGTCAAGGCTTTTGAACAGGAGCTTGCGGTAGTTCTGGAGGGGTCCGGTGGCGTGACGCCGGATCAGGTAGCAGTTATCCCGCTGAGAATCGGAACGAAATCACGGGGCGCTGCGACGATGAGACTCTGGCAAAGTCTCATCTCAAATTGGCTGGAACAAGACCCCCGCATCGCCGCTGTCGAGTGGGTGTCCGTGAAGCAAGAGGGCTCGGTCGTCACGTACTCCTCGAAAGTCAAGTTCGAGCACTACGATGACACGGTTGTTCTCGCAGGAGCTTTGAGAAACTGATGCGTCTCGTAGCTTGGACTCACGAAGACTTCTTTGCTCTCGGGAAAGCCATCTTCCGCAACATGACGGGGGTGGTATACCCGTTTGCAGCACGTACAACTCAGAGAGCGTTCCTAGTAGTGCAGTCCATGTTCGCCGCGAGTGCCAACATGGAGATGATCCGCGCTGTCAAAGCTGGCAGTCTGGAAGGTCTCCGTGGTGTCCTACTCGACAGGCGTGCCATGGAGAACGAAGCCGTCAGGGAGCCCCCTACGGCTGCCCGAGTGTCTGGACGTTTCCGCCCCATCGGCGGGAGCTGGCCGGTGGCAATCAGTATCCCCCCGGATACAATCTTCATTCGCAAAGCGACGGCTACCCAGTCTGAGATCGCATTCAGAACGGAGGCGGCGGCCTTGATTCCCGCAACAGCCGCCGAGTCGAACCTTGTGTACGGTGTTGCTCTGGCTACTGGTGACAGAGCCAATGGCATCCCCACGGCTACGGCTCTGTCACTCAGGCAGCCCATAGCTGGTGTCGCTGACTTCCTCACCGCATCAGAATCTGCTGGTGGGTACGACCGCGAATCTGATGCAAACCTTCGGACTCGCGCCCGCGCCGCTAGGCGAGCACACGGTCAGTGTACCTGGCTGGGCATCGAGAACCTGTTGACGACTGTGGAAATCACAGGTGGGCAGCGGGTTCGTCACGCGGCTCTTTTCGAGGAGTTTGCGGCTCCAGCTCCGTCTGTTGTCGGCGTAATCTACGCAATCATAGACGACGGTACAGGACAGGCTGCGAGCATAGGTTCTGTCGACGCCACAACCTACGGCTACGGCACAGGAAACTGGTTTGAGTACGAGTCGAACGGCAACGTCCTCTATGTCGATCTCCCAAAGAAGGCACTAGAGGTTTGGAACGACGGTGTCAATGCGACACTTGAACGTGACAACGGTGCCGGGTACGTGGCTCAGACAGAGGGCATCGACTACTGGGTCGACAGTGATCGGGGTCAGATCGTTTTGGCATCGCCTCTGACGATCACTCAGAAGATTCGTTGCCAGTTCAGCTTCTACGACGGTCTCGTACAGGCCGCAGCCGGTAAGCTCACAGGAGAGCCTGACGACCTGAGCAACCGTGGTTGGCGTCCTGTTGGCTACTCGATCCGAGTGCGCCCTCCGTTCTCTGTGACGAACCCGACTGTCTCTGCAACCCTGACGTTCAAGTCAGGTTTCGATAGTGCCTACGGTCGAACTGTCGCGGCTGACGCTGTGGCAGCTTACCTGAATGACCTCCCCATCGGGAAGCCTGCCCGCTACAACCGTCTCTCCGGGATTCTGCACCAGCTCCCCGGTATCGACGAGGTGGATGACTTGCTTCTCGCCGGAGCCACTAGCGACGTTGCCCCGACACACCCCTATGGGGTTGTACGTGGCAACGGAACGCTGACGTTCTAGGGGGTCTCATGACACAGCTTGCAAGCGTTGAACAGGTCTCCTCTCACGTTGTTCGCATCAACTTTGAGGAAGACGCCACATTCGCCACGAGGGCAATGGCTGTCAACTCCGATCTGTTGAACACTGCCGAGTACACCGTAACTGGTAGGACTGTTCTTGAGGTTCTTTTGCCAGAGTCTCAAGAACAGCCTGTCTCCGCACCCCCGCCTCCCGGTTCTGGTGGAGCCCCTCGGCATCTGTACCTTCTCCTCGACGACGAACCCTCGGGCAATCCCACGGTCACCGTGAACGTCCTGGGCAATCTAATCGACTGGGATGGTAACCTTTTCGTTGGGGGCAGCGGTGTTGGTACATCTGACGCTCTGTCTCTTGCGTCTGTTGACGTACACACCCCGACGTACTGGGAAGGTGCCGGTCTTCGGTTCCGCGAGGCTTTGAAAGAGCTTCGCAAACTTGGTAGGGTTGAGTTCAGTAACAGCTCTAAGCAGCCATTCGCTTACGGTATGGCGGCTATCGTGGGCAAGATAAACGACATCGTTTCTGGTGCCCAGTTGGGAAAGCTGGGAGTCAGCATCGACGGTCCTGGTACGCCGACATACTTGCCGATTTTCGGTACTGGTGGGTTCTCCCTACCAGGGGCACCCATACCGGGGGTCGGTTCGACGCTTACGTTCAAGGATGCCGAAATCCCTTGTCACGTCGACAAGCTCTGGGGCACGTCCGATGGTGTCAACACGACATACAGGACAAGCATTCCGTTCCATGCGTTTTCATGTCAACTCTACATTGCCGCCCGAGAGGCTATCGGTGTGGAGACAGGGCTGCTGGATAGCGCGGAGTGGTTCGCCCCCATGGCTGGCAAAGACAGGCTCATTCGGCTCCTGAATCCTCTCCCGGCAGGGGCTACTATTCTCGCGGTATACACACCAAGGCAGTCTCTCATCCGTATCGGTAAGGAGATCATTGCGTACCAGGAGTCCGATCTGGTGTCCGGTACTGCGGTGATCTGTGGGCGATCACAGCTCCGCTCTCCTCTCCAACAGCACGATTCCGGGGACGAGATCACTGACGTCTGGTGTGCCGGGTTTGTGGAGCGCGTAAAGTACGCTCTCCTCGCTTTCGGTGCCTCGGGCCGGTCTCTGGAGTACATCGGTATGGACGCAGGTTCTCCTCGGGAGGACAATCCCAGCCTCGACGACGCAGGTCTTCGACGGATGATATTCCATACATCGGTGACGATGCGTGGAACAGTCCAAACTGTGAAGCTCGCAATCCGGTATATGTTCCCTCGTCTCTGGGCGCATGTGATTGTCGACGAAGACCCGCGCTGGCCTGGTTGCATCGCCATCTGGTACAGCGTGGACCAACTGCACGACGAGGTCTCTCCTGATCCGCCCATCGAGTGCTGGGAGACGTGGCTGGACCATACCGCCTATCCAGACGGTTTTGAGCAAAGCCTGTACGCTTCCACGTACTACAGAGACGATGCTGTCGACTCCGCTCCTTACGGAGACTACTACATTGCCGATCCATCCGAGGGCGGCGCGTTCACGATGTTCCCTGTTGTGCTCTACGGTCCCGAGGTGGGGCTCCTGGGCACCCTTCTTGGCTCTATCCCCCCGCCGTATGTCACTGCTGGGGTTGTCGACGATACGTACAAATCAATGCTCCAAAGGCCGACTCCGCTGGACAAAGTCCTCGCGGCAGGCTGTGGGGTACTTCTCCTAGACTACGGCTTGCTGTGAGGAAAGCATGGACGAAATCAAAGTAACCTCGCAACAGCGGTTCGATTTGATCGACATGACTCGACTCATCAGCCGCATCAGCGAACAGATGGACTATATCCAGGGGACTCTCCTGGGCAACACGGACTACTACGAGACCCCAGCGGACGATCTCGCAAAGAGACCGTTCTTCGTCGCTCCGTTCCAATGCACGATTCTTGGTCCAGCTACAAATCTCACGATCCAGGTCGAGCAGGAGTGGAACGACGGTTTGTACGACCGCGAGGCAATCGTATACGGATCAGATGGGAAGCGCCTGACAGGCCCCAACGCAACGAAGACGAAGAGTATCGTCGTTGCCGCGGCTCCGTATTCGACTATCCGGTATATCCAGGCTCGTCGTGTGCCTGGTGGACAGGACAACAACTACGAGTCTCGGCACTTCTACTCCGACACCGCTGGTCACTACATGGCATCCGTGTATACGACCAACGAAGACGAGTGGGAGCTGCAAGAGAGTACGACCTACGCTCGTACTGACCCCGTTGCAGCCGCCGCCGGATGGATTGACATCGGCTTTTTCCAGACGGCATCTGGGCCTGACCAGCTCACCGTCGTTGCGGACTACTTCTCGGACTTCGTTGTTCCCGACCCGTTCGCATGGACGACACCGCTCCTCGGGCCTGACTACGGGGCGCAGAACATTGGTACGGCTATTCTCGGTCTCATGCAAATTGTGGCCGAGATGAGGAATGGGGCTGGTGGTCTGTTGGCAAGGGCTTGGGACTATGATCCCTCTGGTGATGCTCGCTTCGAGCCTTTCGGTGGGATTCAGTTCGGTGACGGGCACGTTGGCGTCGGCGCTGTCGTCGACACCTTCCTTCGTGCTCGCCCTGGGTCCGGTCCCTCAGTCTTCGACCAGTTGACCGCAACGAAGGAAGACCCGACGACCCTATCTGTCTCGCAGATCCTCAAGATGCTCCGGGCCAAGGGGTTCTTCGCTGGTGGTGCTCCTGGGGATGTCATCGACGTCGCTACTGGCAAGGGGTACATCTACTCGGACGTTGTCGACGAGTGCTACAACAACCCCGTAGCCATCGACAAGTACCTGCAAATCGACGCCTCTGGGATGCTGCCTGGTCCGGGTAATACCGATCCATGGGATGCCCCAACCGACAACAACTTCTACCTGGGCATTGAAACAGCCGCTCGTGGTACGCAGATCACCGGAGCCTCTCCGAACTACCTCCAGCACAACCTCGGATGGCGCTATCCCTGGTACTGGGCACTTTCCGGCTCAAGGGCTACAAATGCCCTGTTCATTCCTCTCACGGGGCTTCCACACGGTTGTCTGCTCCACTCGCTTCGCCTGTACCTGTACCAGACAGGGATGCACGCGAACGCCTACATCGAGTTGTGGCTGTTCAGGCGGCAGTTCGATGAGTCGATTCCGCTCACGGGCATCGTCGAGGCGTTGAACACACCTACGCAGTACAACTTCCCTGGAGCGCAGTACGAGACGATAGACGAAGCTCCGGCTTCGGCGCATATCGTCGACAATGAGAACTATTGCTACTACGCCGCTGTTATCCCAGGGGCGACTGGAGCAATCAATCCGTCTGACGACGAGGTTCGGTTTCTGCACGCCAGGCTCCGATACCAAATCCGTGAGGCATCCCACGTCTACTGATCGGTGTCCGATCAAAGGAGGTAAGCATGATTGGTGACGAGGTTACCAACTACGGTCGGCGCACCATTGGACCGACCACTGTACTCACTGTGACCGATGCGGGTGTCGCTCACGAGTTCATCAAGCAAGGTCGCTGGGAGATCCACAACACGGGAGCGAACCCGTGCGCTCTCCTCATGACGAAGGACGACACCATCTCTGTCGTCTTTGCCAACGATAGGCTTCTCCCCGACATGACCACCGCCGAGCATCTCGCCATGACCCATGTGGACATCGGCATGGAGGACGTCAAGAAGCACAAGAAGGCCAACGGGTTCCTCCAGGCAATCACCGGGGCCGGTCTCACGACGGAGCTGCGGCTTACGCTCGTGACGAAGCGGTAGGGGGTTGCGATGATCAGCGATGAAGTCACTCTCTACAGCCGACGCACCCTCGGCCCATCTCGGACCCTTGCCGTTGACCACCTCGGGGTGGTCTTCGAGTTTCCTTCGCAGGGGCGTTGGGAGATCCACAATACAGGCACAGACCCTTGCGCCATTCTCATGACGAAGGGCACCGCCATCAAGGTCACGTATGCGGGGGACAAGCTCCTCCCGACAATCGCGGCTGCGGAATCTCTTTCTCTGACCCATGTGGACATCGGCATGGATGACGTGAAGGTGCATTCCAAGTCTCCCGCGTTCCTCCAGGCAATCACGTCTGGAGCTGGCGTCACCACGACCTTGCGTCTGACCCGCGTCACGAAGCGTTAGTGCTTGGCCCCCCGGCTGTCTCCCTCGTGGAGCGCAGCCGGGGGGCCTCTTTTTTTGTTGCCGTCTCCAGACCGGATCTGACCGGATCTGACCCACCCCAGATCCGGTGTTTCCTGCTAGAAATATGAGGTCTATGGTGGGGTCTTTTGTCTCCACTAGACCGGATCTGGTAGTCTACTAGGGTCGACAGTCCCCATCAAAAAGTTGTCCAAGTTGGTACAGTTTTTGTAACGCGCGACGACGGCCGCGGTGTAGGCTCGTGTATGGGCGTTGTGGCCGATGTAGGATATTCAAAAAAAGTTTCCCGTCTCGTGTTTTAGGACATAATCCCCAGTGTGAGAGGGAGTGACTCACCCTTTCACTTCCCTGGTATTCCAGGGAAAGCGCGGAGTCTATACCCTGGCGTGAGCCCTGGCGTGAGCCCTGGCGTGAGCCCTGGCGTGAGCCCTGGCGTGAGCCCTGGCGTGAGCCCTGGCGTGAGCCCTGGCGTGAGCCCTGGCGTGTAGACTCCGCGCCGATCCGAGTCAGATCAACTTGTCGACGCACCCCTGGGAGGGGGTTTTATTGTAACGGGCGCGGCAGCGTCCACAGACAGGAGAGAGAGAATGGCAAAGTCGACGAAGAAGTCCAAGGCGAGCAAGAAGGCCGAGACCAAGAAGGCCGAGACCAAGACCAAGCAGGTCGAGCCCGCCGCCGAGACCCCCGAGGCCGAGGAGCAGCAGCCGAAGAAGAAGCGCCAGTCCCGCCAGGTGGCACCGGACTACAGGGCGCTCTCGGAACGGTGTGAGCTGATCCAGAAGGCACTCGCCGAGCTGTCCGAGGTCGCCGCGAGGCACCCCGCCAGCGTCGGGAAGCACATGCAGGCGTTCAGCCGTGTCGGGGTCGAGGAGGGGGGCTCGACCTACTGGTACATGACGGGGCTCGACATGGCACGCGAAGAGGCGTCCCCCCGCGACTGGGTGCGCGACATGGCGAATGGATGGAACGCCATGGTCGCCCAGATCAAGGGCATGGGCGCGTTCTACAAGGCCATGGTCGTCGTCGAGGAGCAGGCCCAGGCGAAGGCCGCCGAGGCGGAGCAGAACGGTAAGGCCAAGGCCGCCGAACAGCTCGGCAAGGCTCAGAAGGCCCTCGCCAAGCTCGAGAAGAAGCTCGCAGCGTCCCCCGATGACGAGGAGCTTCAGGGCAAGGTGAAGGCCAAGAAAGCTCGTATCCGCAAGCTCGCCAAGAAGGCCGGCGTCACGCTGTAGGCAGCCGACGACTTCTCACCCCAAAGGCGCACTCCCTAGCGCGGAATAGGGAATATGGAGCGTGATGGTTCAAGACCAGCATCCGGGTTCGCGACCCGGCGCTCCACCACTAGCAATCCTTGACAGGAGGTAAAAGTGAAACGCAATCGTTGTATGGACTGTGGGCGGATTATTTCCAAGCACAACAGTCTCCGACGCTGTAAGAAGTGTTGGGAGAAGCACAACGAGGAGGTTCTGGCGGCGAATCGCGCGGAGATCGCCGATGGCAAGTGTCCCCGATGTGGGCGCGGCCTTCGACGCAACCTCGCGATCACCGGCTGGATTCAGTGTGAGCAGTTCGGAGCCGAGGGGTTCCGGGCCGACGACTCGCAGCCCTCGTGTTCTTTCCAAACCTTCATCGCGTAGGAGATCGGCATGTGTGAGAAAATCGACCCCCGCGTTCTGGCAATCCTTCGCGCCGATGTCCACCCCGCCGACGCAAAGCCTGGTGACACGGTCACGGACGACACGGAGCTGTTGATCGAGCAGCTCCTCTACCAATTCGTCCGAGACAGTGGCAACCCGGACGAAGCTGTCGAGTGGCTTCTCGGCACGATCACCACCGCCGATCCACGTCATCTGTGGATTGAGCGCGACGGCACGATCTTCTGATCTGAATCTGATCGGCTCCAAAGGCGCACTCCCTAGCGCGGAACGGGGCTGGAGCGAGACAGCTAAAGACTGGCATCCGGGTTCGCGACCCGGCGCTCCACCATCCGGGGCTTTTCCCGGCAGATGACAGGAGGTATCGAATGGACGTTCAGGGCATGACCCTGGAGCTTCACGGTCTGGAGCACTGGTCTAAGGCGCTCGACAACGCCTTGGCGAGTGAGGACATGCAGGACTTCTCAGAGGATGAGATTTACGAGGCCGCGCCGCAGCGGCTCCCGTTCGCCCTCTGGAGGTTCGTCAACCATGTCTGCGACCGCTACACTGATCTCGTCTCCGACCACGAGTCGCACTTCTCGGGCGTCCAGGTCGGGCCGTACTACGTCGTGATCCACGGCATCGAGTGGCTCATGGAGGCCGACGGTTGGGCACCCGAAAAAGCCCTCCGGGAGTGGCGGTACGCCGCCCTCGCAATCCTCCAGTACGCCCTCTCCACCGACTCCTGGCAGTACGAGCTGGGGGCCTGGTGGTTCCAGGCAGGCGGGTACGGTCGACGGGTCGGCAAGGAGATGGTCGAGGCGCTCGATCTCTGGGAGAAGGCAGACGCCGCGAGGCGCGACGAGAATCCCGACCCCCGACTCCTGGCACTTCTCGCCGAGGACTCGGACGGAGGCATGGGCGAGTACGACGAGTTCCTGCCCGAGCCGCTGATGATCATGTCGAGGGACTACGACGCAACGTGGTTCCCTCGCGCTGTCGTCGAAGACGAGCACACCGTGGTCGTCTGGGACCAGATGAGCAGCGGTCGCGGGGGCTGTTAGCTCTAGCAGTGATCGGAATCGGATCGGCCAGCCAACCCAGCAACATCGGGTTGGCTGGCTCATTCTGGGGCCGATCCCAGCATTGACAGGAGAGAGAGATGGTTTCCACGGAGAGGCAGATCGAGATGGTCGAAAAGGTCAAGGCGGCGCTTCGCGCACTTCTCGTCGATGAGTACGTCGGCGAGTATTGGCACGAGATCATCGAGAAGTCCGTCTGGACTGCCGACGAAGACCGCCGCCTCGGGCGCGGGTGGGCATCTGAGCGGTCGTACTGTGTCATCTGCACGGAAGAGGGTCTCCCCGGAACCTACGATGGTTACGGCATCGACTTCTACTTCCGTCTGATGGAGGCAGTCGGCACGCTCGTCGAGCCCGTCAACGGTGCCATCGTCGGCGTCTATGAGGACTAGCACCGTGTAGGTGTAAAACCTACTTCTGTAAAAACTTTCCGCGCAGGGGGATTCGGACATATCCTCCATGGGGCCGAGAGGCCCCAGAATGAGGCACCCAAGGTGGTACAACCGTCGCCGCCGGTCAGCATCAGTTTGGGTGCCTCATTCTGGGTCTTCCCAGGGAAAGGCAGGAGAGATGACCTTGACGCTGGTGCCCGCATACGGGCGGGACTACAAGAGCAAGAAGGCCATGTTGGCGGATTTCGACGCTGGCAAGGACTTCCAGGTGACCGGTATCGGGGGCAGCGGGTACACCACCCGTGATGAGCTGACGAACATGGGGCACACTGAGGTTCACATTCGCTACAAGCGTCTGACGCAGGTCGCTGTGGTGAAGTTGTAGTCAGCAAGTGATCGGAATCGGATCTGGCGGCCAACCTCGCAACATCAGGTTGGCCGTCACATTCTGGGGCCGATCCCAGCACAGGACAGGGGAGAGAGATGTACGATTTGCTGAAGGTTCGCTACCTCGACGGGCTGCGGCTCGCGAACGACACCGTCCAGCGCGTTCTGAAGCAGGACGACAAAAACCCCTCGGCGGGTGGCAACGTCGGAGTCCTCACGGACGAAGCCCTGCTCGTGTTCGGGCCGGATGGTACGTTCCCTGTGGTCGACACCGAGCGCAGCAAGGTCTTCTACGTCTACGAGTAGCAACTGATCGGAATCGGATCGGGGGCTCAACCAGCATCATCGGTTGAGCCCCTCATTCTGGGGCCGATCCCAGCATTGACAGGAGGTATAGAATGGATCGCGCAGAGGAGTACGCCAACGGTGACCAAGGCTTCGCAGACTGGCTCCGTAAGGTCGACGCCGCCGTCATGGCACGAGTCGGTGTGGGCGTCTTCGATCTGCCTGACTTCCTTCTCCGGGACGAGTACGACTTCGGCACCGACCCGGTCGAGGCGGCTGAGATGGCAATCGAGGAGGCTTACTGATGGCCGAGCTTTTGTGCAAGGTCTTCGACTTCGACGGAGACGAGATCGACGTCATCGGCAAGTGGGCGATCTGTCCCGCTTGTTCGGGGCACGGCAAGGTCGACGTCATGGGGTGTATCACCGCAGAGGATCGGGAGCGTGACTGGACCGACGAGGAGTGGCAACACTACCTCAACGGGGCTTACGACGCGCAGTGTCCGGTCTGTGACGGAGACGGTAAGGTCATCGTGCCTGACTGGGTCGCCGTCCAGGACCCAGAACTCAAGAAGGCGCACGAGGCGGCTTTGAGGGCTATTCGTCGCAGCCACATTCAGTCCTGGAACGAGCGGCGTAACGGAGCGTAGCACGGTATCCATGTTCGGTGTTGGCGGCCAACCTCGCAACATCAGGTTGGCCGCCACGACGGGATATGGCTCCCGAGTGCAAACAGGAGGTAGTATGTCGTGTCAGTGCGAGGCGTGTAAGATACGCCGTGGTGAGGCCGAGGTGCCCATGTCGGACCTCGGGTGGTTCAAGTGCGCTTCCGACATCGAGTTCGAGTTCGTCGAGCACCCCGTGTACGCCGACGTTCCGGTGCTCGCGGCTGTGTGTCACCCGATGCAGGCTGTGTTCGGTGTCGTCGCCATTTGGCGGGAGGTGTAGCATGTATCTCGTGAATACGTACACCGGGGAAACGGCGCGGCAGAAGGCCATCGCGAAATCCCCCGCTGAGGCCGGCATGAACCTCACGGAACAGCTCATCTGCGAGATTGCCAAGCTGGAGGTCTGGGGCTCGGAATTCAGCGAGTCCGATCCGGCATGGCCCGGCGAGGATTTCTGTGAGTGGCACGCCGTCGACGCGGACGGAAACGTCATCGCGAAGCGGCGCACACGCGGTTACTAGTAGCGGTCTTTTCATGATTGCACCCGATCTGGTTGATCGTAATCAGATCGGGTGCAGCGATGAGGAGGTGGCTATGGTGAAGCCATACGGGGTGCTGGTGTTCATTCTCGTAATGACGCTGGCACAGGAGGTGATGGGGGAGGTCGTCCCCGAGCAAGAGTGGAACGACGAAGCCAAGATTTGGCTGGCACGTTCTCTCGTTGGCGAGGCAGGATGGAGGAGACCTGTGGAGTACGCCGCTATAGCATGGGTGTATGTCCATCGGTCGCGGTTATCAAAGAGCCGCAACTTCCTCCAGACCGTCAGACGCTACAGTGCAGCCGTGAAGAACAGGCGTAACAAGCAACGCCCGTGGCTGTACCAGCTTGGGCTAGACGGAGCAAGGCCAAGCGATTGGCCTAACGGACCCCAGTGGGCAGGTCTCCACAAGGAGGCATGGCTCGACACTCTGGAGTTTGTCGACGAGTGGCAAGCGGGTAAACACCCAAACCCGTGTCCTCGGGCAAATCACTTCGGGGGCTACATCGACCAGCACCGCGCTGAAGCCTTACGGTGGACGCGGGTGAAGTGCAAGACAGAGGCCGATGGGTCCAGGCTTCGCAACAGGTTCTATGACTCTACTCGGCTGCGGCCGAAAGGGTGGTACGAGAGGAGGCGTGCATGGAGAGAGAAGGTACGGCTGGAGAAGGCAAAGAGGTAGTCTTCTACAACGAACTGTGTGCAGTCAACGACCCCAACGGAAACCCTCGACGCATGTTGGAAGTTTTCAACAGTAGTGGGCGGCAGATCGCGACGATACGCTACGCCTACTCGTCAGAGTTGCAGGCGCTCCGGGAGTGGGCTGGTGATCAGGCACACAGGATGAGGTTCATGGATCTGAGCACGCGCGTCTGGATGACGGTCAAGGAATTCAATGACCGAGAGCGCAGGTCCAAGCTCTTCGACTTTTACCAGCGTCAGACGTGATCGGCATCTGATCAGTTAGGTTGGCCCCCTGGAGGGGGTGTTGCGGTTTGTGGGTAATATTGCCCACGGCTATCTCCTGTCAAGAAAACCGCCGCAACACCCCCTCCAGGGGGTCAGCTTTTTTTGCTCTTTTCCCTACATTCCCCTACATTGAGAGAAAGTTTCTGCGCTTGGAATTATGGACATAATATCAAGGACATAGGAGGTTCGTGGCATGAGTGACAAGCCAAAGAAATGGTGGGAGTCGCAGAAGGTGATGGTCGGCCTGATCTCTGGTCTGGCAATCCTGACCTCTGTGACCGTTCTGATCGCGCTCGGCAAGATCGAGTTCAACGGGGTTCTCTCCCCGGACACGGTTGTCGACGCACTCACATGGATCGCCGGTTTCGTCATCGGCGGCAGGGCTCTTGAGGGAGCTTCAGCAGCCCGAGCGAACGGGCGAGTACAAGAGGCAGTGATCGCGAGCGCCAAGCCGATCAAGGCACCTGTCCCAGAGGAGGACGACGAGGAGTAGAGCATGATCATCAGTCGCGGGTACATTTGGTGCAAAGTACAGGCTACTCCGAACGAAGAGGGGTGGCTGCACAGGGCTCTCAGTGTGCCGGTTTCGTACTACTACCGTGGTCGATACCGCACGAAGCTCAGGAGGCTATACAGTAAGAGGACTAAGCAGTTCGCCGCCGGTCTACTTGATCGGTGTCTGAAGCTGTGTGCGGAGTCAAGCGTGAAGGTACAGGTGATCGAGCACCGATCACGTCCAGCTATTCTCCCGTCTCCTCCAGAGTGTGAGCATCTGTTCTACTACCAAAAGGATGCTGTCGAGGCTGTGTTGAAACAGGGTAACGGCATCCTGAAACACGCGACTGGTGCTGGCAAAACTGAGGTCGCTGTCACCCTGGCGTGTCGGGTTGATGGCAACACCCTGTTCCTCGTCGATGAGAAGGCACTACGCGAACAGGCGCGAGATCGTTGGCGCAAGATAACGAAGACTCCGGCTGGGGTGATAGTTGGCAGCAACTTCGACCCGCGCCGCTTCACTGTTGCGACTCTTCAGACCTTGTATCACAGGCTGGCTAACGGAAGCATACCAACGCGAGAGTTTCTGAAGAGCGTCAGGTGCGTAATCTTCGACGAAGGTCACATTCTCGGAGCGCAAACGTACTGGAAAGTGGCTATGTCTGTCCCGGCATACTTCCGTATCGCCTTGACAGCCACTCCGACAGGCCGCAGCGATCAAAAGGACGCCTACGTGATAGGTGCCACTGGGCCTGTCATCCACGAGGTGACGACGCAAGAGCTTGTCGATTTCGGGCGTCTGGCAGTGTCGGACGTCATATTCTACAAGCCTCCAGGTACGCAAGAGCTGAACACTCGTGGCTGGCACAAGACTTACGACAAGGGTATCGTCGAGAATCGGGGCCGCAACCGTACCATTTGTCGTATCTGTCGCATTGCGCCGCTTCCAGCTCTGTTGTTCGTTGAGCGCAAACGGCACGGCTACATCCTCAAGGATATGCTCCTGGAATACGGATTCGACGTCGAGTTCGTCTGGGGCACACACAAGTCGGCTGATAGGCGGAAGTATATCCGCAGGCTCAACAGTGGACGAATGGACATCCTGATCTGTAGCAAGATCTTCAACAAGGGTGTCGACATACCGAATATCCGCAGCGGTATCAACGCGGCGGGTATGAAGGGCAAGATTCCTACCGTTCAAAAGGCGGGGCGTGTCATGCGTGTTGGCGAATCGAAGACAGCATTTGTTTTCTTCGACTTCATAGACACGCATCACGCCACGCTTCTGAAACATTCCCGAAAGCGGTATCGGCAGTATACCCGAGAGGGGATGAACGTCCGTATTGTGCAATCTCTGAGGGAGATTCGAGAGAAGCCCGAGGAGCAAGTCGAAAGGGAGTTGGTGGCGCACAACAACTCCCTGTCACCATTGGTTGCCCCTGTGAGGGCGGCTGGTACAGGAAGGAGGGTAGGCATTGGACGCTGACGAAAAGAAGCTCAAGCGCAGAGAGTTAGCGTTGAAAGAGCGTGAGCTTGAACTGCGCGAGCGCGACATCGAGCTACGCGAGCGAGAGCTGGCACTTGGCGTACAGAAGGAGGAGAGGTTGGGCGGTGTTGTGCTTGAACTCAACAGGAAACGTGAGGCAAGGCTTTCTCGGAAGATTCCGCCGAAGCCTGTCAAGCGCAGGTCGCCATGACTCCCCCTTACCCCCCCTATAGGGGGGTATCCCCCTGCCCCGCTGATAGCGGGAGCGGACAGAACATTTTGGGCCGCAATTTGTACTAACGGGAGGAAGAATGGCATACGGGTTTTCGAGAGATTTTGCTAAGAGCCTACTCGGGCTGGTCGTTCAAGATCAAGCATTCGGTTACAGAGTAGTGACCACTGTTGATCCCGAGCAGATCAGCCAGAAGGTTGTTAGCACTGTTCTCTCGACTCTCCAGGGCTACGCCATCTCGAATGGGGGCATTCCGAACAGGACTGTCTCCAAGGAGTTGATCCGTAAGCGCAACTACAACGGTGACGTCTCCGACAAGTTGATGCGGAAGTGTGTGAAGGCGATTGACGGAGCATACAAGATCCACCCAATCGCTCGGGCTGACGCTACCAGCATCCTCAAAGACGCCATCATGGATGTTGAGGTTGTGCAGGCTCTTGAGGAAGGGTACGCGCTCTACAAAGACCGCAAGTACGACGACTTTTTCAAGCGCATGGAAGCCGCGAGGACTCTAGCCAGCAGGCTCGACATGGGCTCTCGTGGTGTCAATCTGGCGCAGGACTTGGAAGCCTACCTCGACAAAATCTCTCGGGGTGACGCAAGAGTTATCCGCTATCCCATCGGGATAGATGCTCTCGACCGGTCCATCAAGGGTGGTCTGGGCAGAGGGGAACTCGGCTGTATCCTTGGAGGCGAGAAGGCTGGCAAGTCTATGGCGTTGGTTCATATCGCAGCTACTTCGGTCCTGTTAGGGCTGAAGGTTTGCTACCTTTCGTTCGAGCTTGGCGAGCTTGAAGTTCAGAACCGCATCTCATCCAATATGACGGCTTTGCTGCTCGATGAGTTGGAGGAGGGTGGTCCGGCAGTTTCCGCGAGGCTTGGTAAGAAGCTCCGAGCTATCCTGCGAATGGGTGGGGGTAACCTCATCGTGAAGCAGTTTCCGGCGAAGAGCGCCACGGTGCGTGATGTCGAGTCGTATCTCCGAGATGTAGTCGTGCGGGACTGGGGTACACGCCCCGACGTGCTCATCATCGACTACGCCGATGAGATGAAGTCCTCCGCAACAAGGACAGCCGCGACTGATAACACGTACTTGCAGATGGGGGAGATATATTCCGGGCTTCGCGCCTTGGGAGCCCCCGCAGAGGGATCTTATTCAGATCACGGCGGTTTCGATTGCGTGGTCTGGACAGCCTCACAAGTTCAGAGGGCCGCATTGGGAAAGGAACTCCTAGAGTTTCGGGACGTGGCAGATTCGATCCGAAAGGCGGCGATTGTCGACCTGATGGTTGCTATCTGTCAAACAGAGGAGGAAATCGAGATCCAGCAACACAGGCTCTTTGTGGCTCTGTGTCGCTACGCACCCGGTTTCAAAGAGGTAGGGCCGTATACACAAGACTTCGAGCATGGCCGCCTGGTCAAGTTCGACAGCACAGTGAGAAGGTTCAGAGAAGGACAATGGCAAAAGAACAGTCCCAGAACAGTAACAGGGCAGTGCGCGGTTGGAAGTCGTATGATCTCATCGACTCCGTCGAGGTGCCCTTTGACAACCCCCTCGGTCGAAGCGTCAAGATTCGTGCCGAGATTCGGAAGCCACCGAAGGGCGGGTTCCTTCGTGCCGCTGTTGGGCGTGTAGACCCCGAGTCTCCCATCGGCATCGGGCGTCACGTCTTCTTCGATGACATTCCGCACGTCGTCGAGGCTCTCATTCAACTGTGGGAGAAGGGGCTGCCGGTCTACATGGAGATGGAGACCAGCAGAATCCACAAGGCGCGGGAGAAGGACAAGAAGCGTCTGCGGGAGCGTATCAAGGCCGACCCCGGTGACTGGCGCAACAGGCTCCTCGCCATTGAGCAGGACGCCGAGGACAAGGTTCACGCCAGCGAGTGCGCCGACGTCGTGGAGAAAGCTCCTGAGCCCGAGCAATCGGATACCGATCAGGAAGATGCGGAAGAGGACACGGAAGAGTAGTCCACAACGGAGGTCAGCATGGCAGATCTCCGTGTTCGATGTCCATGGTGCATCGAGGAGACAGGTTCGCTAGGTAAGCGTCCTTACGGCAGACACGTCAGCGTCAACTTGGAGAAGGGCACCTTCTTGTGTTGGCGATGTGGGCGTGGCAAAGGTGAGGTACTAACCCGGCGAGTCATGCACGAATTGGGTCTTGGTAACACTCCGTTCAATAAGGCACAGAGGCGGAAGTTCACTGCTGATGGCAATGAGATCGAAGAGATGGAGGAGCCTGTAGAGGATTTGCCCGATGGGTATGAGCCTCTATATCCTTGGCAGGACGTGAAGGATTCCATAGCGTTAGCACCGTATCTGCGCTATCTGTTTGGGCCTAAGCGTAAGCTGACTCCGAAGCATCTTCGTAAATTCAAAGTCGGTGCTGTCCTCGACCCTAAGTCCGAGAAGTGGCGCAGAGGGTTTCTTTGTTTCCCTTTGCTAGACCACGAGTACACAGGCTTTGTACTGCACAAGACCGAACAGGCGTGGTTCAAGGAATGTTCGGCATACGTCAACTCCAGAGGTTTGCAGAGGCTTGAGGGCGCTCTACTGAATGGGCGCATACTCAAAAGTGATCTGAATCCGATCTACGTGGTCGAGGGAGCATTTGACGTTGTCGCCATGAATAACCATGCGGTAGGGACACTCGGTACAGGCTACACAGAGGGGCAGTTCAATCGCCTCCTCGGGCTGAAACAGGACCTAGTTATTGCGTTCGACGGGGACGCTTGGCGGGCTGGTATGGCACTGGCGCGTCGTTTTCAGATACGTGGCAAGGAAAACACGTACTGGGTGAAGCTCCCTCCGGGCCGTAAAAACGATCCTGGCAGGCTGGGGTGGGTGAATGTAGGTAAGTTACCTACTTTCAGATAAAGTTTCCGAGCAGGGTTGTCTGGACATATACTCCGTTACTACAGGGGGGCTCACGGTCCCCGCAAGAAACGGCTCACCGGACGAGTGGGCCAAGGAGGAACAGAAATGGGCAAGAAGACGAAGAAGAACGACGCAGCCGACCGGGTGGAGTCGCTGTTCAGCGAGATCATCGGCAAAGCCGATGGGATGTTCGCCGCTGGTGTCAAGGTGGCAGAGCATCGTTTCGAGCTGGCTTCGATGAGCAAGGACGGTCGTGTCTTTCAGCTCGTCTTGAGCGACCTCTCCGCAGACGAAGTTCTCGCCCAGTTGGAGTGCCTCGGAGCCTTGGAGAAGACCTCTGTCGACGCAGACGATGAGGACGACGAGGATGAGGACGACGAGGACGTGGCAGAAGACTCGGACGACGAGGACGAGGATGATGCCGACGACGACGAGGACGACGACGAGGACGACGACGAGGACGAGGCAGATGAGGAGGATGAAGATGACTCCGACGATGCCGACGAGGACGACGAGGACGACGACGAGGACGACGACGAGGCAGACGAGGATGAGGACGACTCCGACGAAGATGCCGACGAGGACGACGAGGACGACGAGGACGACGACGAGGCAGACGAGGATGAGGACGACGATTCCGACGATGCCGACGAGGATGATGAAGACGACGAGGATGAGGACGACGACGAGGCAGACGAAGACGACGAGGATGCCGAGGACGAGGACGACGACGAGGCTTCGCTGGAGGTCTCCGAGGATGCGATGAAGCTCGTCGCCAAGGCGAAGAGCATCAAGAAGGTCGCGGAAGCCGTCATCGAGGACACCGAGGCAGACGACGCGAAGCTCGTCACCCAGCTTCTCATCGCCATGCGTGATGAGAAGGTCGCCAAGGCTCTCAAGGGCAAGAGCGACGCCGCCATCAAGAAGGCCGTCGGGCAGATCCTCTAGGTGATCTGATCCAGATCGTCGCAACCCCACGCCGCCGCTTTGTGCGGCGTGGGGTAGTAAGGGGCGCTGTTGCACGTTTGGTGGGTTAGACACCCGACCTCTCCGCGTGCCATATAGGACAGCGCGAGCCGGTAGGTGGGATGTGGCAGACGAGGGTTCCCCCCGCCCTAGTCTGTCGGGCAGGCCGGTGTTTTGGAGGCTGGATGGCGAAGAAGAAAAAGTGCAAAAAGAGGTGTCTCATACGCGCCTCGGCAGAGAGCGTCAACATCGCCGGTAACACTCACAGAGGCGGCAGTCGTGACATGGAAGGGGAGGGACTTTGCCTCGTAGGTGAGGCCCCCGGTCGCGAGGAGGACCAGCAAAACCAAGTGTTTGTTGGTCCGACTGGTCGCGTAATTCGTGCGTTTGTTGACGCTGTTGTTCCTGATGTGCCGGTGAGGTTTGAAAACGCTGTACGCTGTTATCCTGGCCCGCAGAAGGTCAGGAGCGGTATAGAACCTTGCCGCCCCAAGCTCTTCAAGGCTCTTGAGCGGTGCAACCCTGGGAGGATAGTGGCCCTCGGGGGCACAGCTATCGAGAGCCTCACCGGAGAGCGGCTTTCAGTCGCGCAGGTAGCTGGCGGCTGGTGTTGGGTCGACATTCCCAACATAGGCAGCCGCCAGGTGTCTTTCACCTATCACCCTTCTGCGGTACTTTACAACAAGGTACTGAAACCCTACTGGCAACTGATCACCAAAAGGATACTTCAGCATCCACCTCCGGTTGACTGGAAGCCTCATGGGCAGGTAAAGGTGATCGAAGTCAGATCGGTGAAGCGCGCAAGGCGGGTGATCAAGAAGGCTCTGGCGTCTAGTCTGGTTGCGCTCGATACAGAGTACAACACGGATTCCGGCAGGTTTCTGTGTGTGGCTATAGCCATGGGGCCTAACAAGGCATACGTGTTCGGTGACGAGATTTGCAAACGCGGTGTCGTCGCTGATGGTATCGAGAAGTTGTGCCTCGCTCCTAACGTGAGGATGGCGGCGCACAACTGGAAGTTCGACGCGAATGTCCTTTGTGATGCCTTCGACCTTCACCACGGTCTGTTCGTGGACCCTGATTTGCCTTGGCTGGACACGTCCAGTATGAGGAAGATTTACGACCCCGAGCAGTATTCAAAGCTGGAGATCGCTGACTGGATGGTCGGCATGGGTGGTCACAAGGACGAGATGCAGGAGCTTCTTTCGCGCTACCGCAAGTCTGTAGGCTGGAAGTACGAGCTTGCATATGACGACTACCCCGAAGTGGTGATGCGCTATTGTGGGTGGGACGCTGTAGCGTGTTTCCGGCTAGTGCGTTTCTACGGGGCTTCGTTGAGGCGCGAGCGCCTGTTGCCTGTCTGGAACGACGTTATGGGTCCGATAGGACCGGCACTGTTTCAGATGGAACACAACGGTCTGCGCGTGGACATCGAGGCTATGGACGCGCTGGACGCACGTCTCACGAAAGAAAAGGACATCGAGCTTGCAGCTATCAATAGCTCCGCTCCTGTTAGGCGCATGATAAAGGAGGGTGTGATAGCTGCGAAAAAGAAGGGTGAGGAGCCCAGCTTCAACCCCCGCAGTACCGTCCACAAGAGAGAGCTACTTTTCGGTGAGCATGGACTGGGTCTCCGTCCGGTTGGCAAGACAGCCACGGGCGCGGCCAGTACCGACAAGAGCACAATCGCCTACTACACGGACGGTACGAAGAAGAATGCTGTACTGACCCACCTCGATCAGTACATGCGCCTGGCACACAAACAGTCGACCTACGTTGATGGATACAGGAAACGCTTGCACCACCCCGATGTTGATCGGTGGCTGATCATGCCGACCTACCGTCAGGACACAGCGCGTACAGGGCGGCTGAGTTGCCAGAATCCGAACATTCAGAACATCCCCAACAGGGGCAGGCCCGAGGACATCGAGATTCGCCGCATGTTCATCCCGCTATCCGACGATGATGTGCTGATGGAGATCGACTACTCCCAGGTTGAGATGCGGCTCGCCTGTGACCTCTCGGGTGACCCCGCCATGATGCACTGTTTCACACACGGTATCGACATCCACCGGCAGACCGCCGCGACGGTCCTCGGGGTTGCGATGGAGGACGTTGACAAGAAACAGCGTCAGGCGGCAAAGCCTGTGAACTTCGGTCTAATCTTCAACATGAGCGCAAAGGGCTTGAAGGACTACGCCGCAGGTGACTACGGGGTTGAGCTTTCCGACGAGGAGGCACTACTTTGGCGTAAGGGCTTTTTCCGCAAGTATCGCGTGTATCGGAGTTGGATGCTCCGTGAGCTAGCGATGGCGCGAAAGCGCGGCTGCGCCTATGTCTACTGGCTAGGTAAGCCTTTCCGCAGAAGGTGGCTCTTCGGTCTGGGTGCTCAGGGGTACGGCGAGAGAGGCCACGCCGAGAGGCAGGTTCTCAACACGCCGATTCAAGGCGGTGCCTCTGAGTACACCCTACGCTCCATCATCGCGCTTCACCGCATGTGGCTGAAAGGCGAGCTACCTAACGTCACCGGTCTCTGTGCAACGATCCACGACTCAATCCTGTTGTCCGTTCGGAGCAACAAAAAGAAGTCCACGTTCAAGAAGTGTGCGCGTGTGATGACGACCCACCCGACAGTGCGCGTACCGCTGGAGGTGGAGGCAAAGGTAGGTCCTTCTCTCGGAGAGATGAAGGAGATCGGCACGTTCTCCACAGGAGACTTCAAATGATCGGACCAAGATCACGCAGGATACTCACGAACGTCCGTGAGAGCGTCGACCCTGTGCTGATACTGTGGCTCGGTCGCGCTGGTGGCGCTTATGCCGCTCTGATACCATACGACAGGTTCTACCCACTACTACGGAAGCATGTAGAGTCGGCTCATGGTCATCGCCTTACGCAGAAAGCTGAGGTGCTATCCAGGGTCGAAGGTAAGTGTGCAACATTCCCGGAGTATGTCCGCGACCTACTCCGCGTCAGGGACGCATTCTTTTACCATGAAGGCTACCCATTCGCAGGGTGTACGCCTGTCTACATGCTCGCAAGGTTTGAGCCCTGGCTGGTCACGACAGAAGAACTGCGGAGCCAGGCTGTGTCGGAGGTTTTCATAACAGGAGAGTGCTAAGTGGGGAAAAGGGAATGTGGCGATGCGTTTCCTCAGTTGGTCGACTACAACTCAGAGGAACGCAGCCGTGACCTCTTACGAAAGTTGCCCTCCGACTTGAGTGAGGTTCTGAGTTTGGAGCCAGCGTATGTGCTGGTGACAGCTTCTCAGATTCACGGACTTCACGCACACTGGTCTACCAGGATGGCGGTAGCCAAGGCCGCAGCCATGGCGGCGACAGCCGCTAAAGAGGTGGGTTTCGCACGGATACGGGACCAGGCTCGAAAACAGCTCAACCGCATGTATCATAAGGTCACTGTTGACCGAGTCGACGACCGTGCTCGGGGAGACCCAATCTACGCGGCTCTCTGTCTGGCAGAGGCCGAGGCTGTTCAGGAGTACCTTCGCATAAGGGGACTCGTGGACGCCATTCAGACCAAGCGTGAATCGCTGAAGCAAATCTTCTATGTCCTCAACCGTGAGAAGGGCATGGCTGAGGAAACGTACACGACGAGTGCTCTGGAGGACTACGATGACCGTGTCAGATCGGCATTGAGGGAATCCAGCCTCGCATTGATGGAGGACCATTTTGGCGAAGTTCAGTCTGGGCAAAGACAAGCCCAAGAAAAAGAAGAAGTCTGCAAAGAAGACGAAGGCCAAGAAGGCCGCACCTTCCGCTTCCGACTCCCGAAAGCGCAAAAAGAAAGGGCGTGACCTCGCGGAACGTGCCGCGTCGGTCGAGTTCGTTCTACCCACTACTGAGTGGGCTGAGAAGCGCATCGAGGAGGAGGGGACTGGGTTCTGGACACCGCAGAAGGGTCGGAACAGAATCCTCATGCTCCCATCGGTCGATCCGGGGCGTCTGTCCCCGTGGGTCGAGACGAGGGGGCACTACCTCGGAGGCCAGGATGTGCTGAAGATCCTCGGGCTCTCCGAGCGCCCAGAAGAGCTGCCTCTGGTACAGGGGTGTTTGCGGTTCCACAACGACACCGCTTGTGGGAATTGCAAGCTGGAGAAGTCGCTGAAGAAGTCTCGCCGCAAGGCGGAACGTGACCTCGGCTCATCCCTGTTCGCAAACCTCCAGTGTTTCGGTAACATCGTCGACCTGAAGAGCAAGGCTACGCTCAAGAAGGGTCCGCAGCCTTACCGATTCGGCTGGACGGTCGAGAAGGCTCTGCTCGGCGCTCTGGAGGATGGTGAGATCTTCTGCGATCCGCGTGATCTGAAAGTGATCACTATCCGCAAGGAGGGTGAGGGGAGGTCCACGAAGTACACCGTGCGTGTGACGTCGAAGTCTGTCGCCAGTATGCTCGACATCAGCGCGAAGAAGATGAAGCGTCTGCTCGAAACGTGGAAGGAACAACTCCACGATCTCGATCAGTACATGCACCCCATCCCTTCCCCCGAGGAGATCAAGGACGCACACGACGTTCTCCTGGGGTCTGTCCAGGCGTCCGCATCCGACACCTCTTTCGAGGACGACGATGCCGACGACGATGACATTCCGTTCTAGGCTCCAAACTGCAAACCCAAACAGCCCTTTAGATCTGCGGTAGATCACCGCGTTCATTGGTTGTGTTCCAGGCACCGCTGGACGGTGTCGTGAAAAGGAAAGGCCGCAAAATGGCGAAGGACAAGAAGACGAAGAAGATGCTCATGCGCTGTGAGGCGACAGGCGAGGATGTCAAGGTCTCGCACTCCGCTCTCGATGACGTCTTCAACCCTGAGTTCCGCGTGTTCGCGCAGGGGGCGCGTGAGGACCACGAGACGAAGGAGGCAAAGCGCGGAGCGCGTATCCTCCATCGTGACTGCATCTACGTCTCCCCCAAGAAGAACGTGCGCCGGTTCGACACCGAGAAGGCCAGCTTCACCGAGCTGCTCGACTCCATCAAGGCTCACGGCATCGTGACGCCGCTGATCGTCGTCAGATCGGACGAGCACTTCCCCTACGGGTACAAGCTCGTCGCGGGCTTCCGGCGCTTCGAGGCAGCGACTCGGGCGGAACTCGACCACGTCCCCTGCGTCCTCGCGGACCAGGACGACAACATGCAGGTCATCGGACTCCTGGAGAACCTGGGCAGGGAGGAGATGAACCCGATGGAGAAGGCATCGCTTCTCTCCAAGCTCCAGATGCTCGGGAAGATCGACAAGAAGACCGGCAAGAAGAAGAAGCTCTCCCAGCGTGAGCTGGCGAAGAAGGTCGGCATGGCTCAGAGCCAGGTCAGCGACATGCTCTCCCTCACCAAGGACGTCGCTCCGCAGGTCGCCGAGGCTGTGGCCGACGGCAAGCTCCCGGTCTCCAAGGCCGCCATCCTGAAGCAGCTCCCGCCGAAGGAACAGAAGAAGCAGCTCTCCCTCGCCGACGACCTGGACGTCAAGGAGCTTCGCAAGCACGTCGGGAAGCTCCGCTCCGATCTCGGCATCGAGGCCCCCGCCCACGGCCCGAGTCCCAAGGCACGGACACTCCGCTCCAACGGGCGTAAGTTCCAGTACGCCAACATCGCCGACGTCGTGGCGCACACGAAGTACCTGGAGGACCTCATCTTCAAGCACGGTGAGGGGAAGAAGTCCGACCGCAAGGTTCTCGCGGTTCTCCAGTGGGTGCTCTCGGTCATCCCAGAGCCGAAGAACCCCATCGCACCCCCCGAGAAAAAGAAGAAGCCCGCCAAGAAGAAGGGTGCCAAGAAGGCCGCCGACAAGAAGGACGGCAAGAAGTCGTCGAAGAAGGCGAGCAAGAAGGCCGACGCCGCCGAGGCGTGAGCCTGAATGCCCGTCAGAGTACCTAAGTCGTGGCTCTGGCGAGCGATACGTGCGAAGTGTTACGACTGTAGGGCTGGCTACAGGGGGCACGATTGTCAGATAACGTCGTGTCCCCTGTACGCCTTTCTCCCGCAAGGGAAGCTCGACCCGTGTCTTTGGTGGATGGAATCCGCACACGACTGGCGTAGGCTAATGCAGGAGACTCTGAAAGCTCACGCTAGAAAGGCTAGAGAGGCACGGGACAGAGAGCTACAGGCCATGTTCGCGTACAGAGCCCGCAAGGCTGAACAAAAGCGATCTGAACCCGATCAAACTGCGTACCAACGTCTCCACACGGAAGTTGCCCAAGGCTTGTATTCACTCAAGGTCGTTGAGGTCTGTGAGCATCCTGGTCGTCACTTTCGTTGGAGAGACCCTGCGTTCTGAATACCCTCGCCCGGTCTGGTCTCCGGTGGGAGACCGCTGCCGAGCTTCGCCGCCTGTCCTCCCGTGGGCGGTGGCAGCGTCGGGTTCGACTCCCGACAGACCACTACAGCGGGGCTGCCGGTAACGGTGGAGCCGATTACAAATCAGGCATTAGCCACCCTACTCCTGACCGAGTACCGGCAGCCTCGCTGTTCCTTTTTTGCTCTTTTTTGGAGACAGGAGACGCGATGGACGAGGCACGATCAAGACTTGTTCGATCTGTACTGGAGGACGCATTCAAAGCGGACATCACAATCCCAATGTCTGCGTTCCCTAACGTGAAGGAGTCAGCAATACCTCTTGGGCTGACAGCGTTCGACTGGGGGCTGCTTGGTATAGGAGGTATCCCCCGTGGGCATTTCATCGAGATCTCTGGACCGGAGAAGGCGGGCAAAACGACCCTACTTCTCCACATGATAGCCGCCGCGCAGGAAGCCGATTTGACCCCTCTCATCATCGACCATAAGGGTGCGGTTGTGTCCGATGTTGACAGGGCGGAACGTATAGGCATCGACCCCGACTACGCCTATATGCTACCGATCAAGACGACTGAAGACGCTCTGGCTCGTGTGCGTGTAGCCCTGGACAAGCTCAAGGCGAAGAACCTACCTATTGCGATCTTCTGGGACGACCTCGGGCTCACCAGTACCGATGCGGAGATGAATCCGAAACAGGATAAGAAGACGGGCAGAGATAACGTCAAGGTCGGCTCGAAAGCTAGCGCAGTCTGGCGGTTCTGTAGGACGCTGGCGGGAGAGTGCTTCGCAACTTCTACACCACTGGCTGTCGTCAACCAGTTGACTGCGAACATCGTTACTGGGTACGGGGCTCAGTATGCCGACACGGAGATCACCGCTGGTGGTGGGGGTCTCAGGTACACAGCACGAATCCGAATCGAACTCGGTAAGGGGAAGATGCTGAAGAAGGGTAAGCTGAAGACTGGGCAGGTTGTCTACGCCCGGACAACAGCTAACGCATTCTTTCCGCCACAGCGTTCAGTGGCTCTTGCTCTCAACTTCGTCGATGGGTACGACGACTCTCTCACGACTCTGCTCAACGCCGAGAAGGCGAATGTTGTCGCCAAGGAGCGCGGCAAGTACAGACGTAAGGGTCGCGGGAACAAGCTCATGCCCGTCGAGGACTGGACGCCTGGTGATCTGTGGGAGATCGAAGAGCAGCTCTGGCCTTGGATGTCTGACGGCATTGAAGCCTACGAGGACGCCAGGACGGAGGATGATCTCGACGCAGACGAGGACGACGATGAGGAGTACGTGCAAGGCTTTGAGGTGGATTGATGGCATTCAACGTACCGAAGATCGACAACTATCGCAAGTATCACAGCGCGGTAGCCTTTGTCGGCGACGTGCATATCGGCCCCCGTGGTGAGTCCCTCGGGGCACTGTCCAAGCTCGTCAGTCAGTCTGTCACCGCATCCTTTCTGTCTCTATTCGACTGGCTGGCACAGAAACGCATTCGTACCCTCGTGGTTGCTGGGGACCTATTTGATCGGACAACGATCACACCCTCGACAGTGGGTGCCATCAAGACACGTATCCACGACTTCTGCAACTCGAAAGGTGGACAGGTAATCTACCTTTCAGGCAACCACGACCGTTCCGCTACAGAAGCCGCTGGTGACTACCTGCGAATGTTCGGAGTCGACTACGTTACCAAACCTTCCGCATTCCGCCTTTCTGGCGTGTCGACGTCTTTGCCGATACCGAGGGTTCTGTGTATACCCTGGATGCCTGGGACGACGGCGCGTGACGCCATAGGTGAAGGTCTGCTTGAGGCTGGTAGCCTGGACGACGATAGGAAGCCTGTTGCTCTCGTGGGCCATTTCGGTGTCCACCCCGACAAGGCACCGCCTTGGGTGAAGAACGACCCTTGGTATGTGCCCGCTACCTGGCTGATAGACCAGTGCAGAGAGGCCGGTATCCGGTACTCCATCCTGGCTCATGAACATCAGCATATGGTGGCTGTTGCCGACGACGGGTGTAAGGCTGCGAACATCGGTGCTTTCGCTCCGCGATCCTACGCCGAGCAAGGGAGCCACTTCGGTAACGTGGCTGTACTGCACAACATCCGAGAGAACATCGACAGTAAGAGGCGCGGACCTGCGGCTGACCTGTCTTTCGAGCTTGACGCCGTGGCGGGCATACGGTTCTACCCTCACGGTAAGTACGCCTGCAAGGAGACATCGGCTGGTAGCCGCAACTGGTTCCTCGTTGGTGATGGAGAACCGGGCATAGACTGTGGATCGGAGACGCCGAGGGAGGTTTCGCAAACATACGGCGCTATCACTCTGATCTCTCGGGGTGCCCAATTCAAGGCCGACGAAGACGCCATGCCGCATGTGACTGTCGGTGACATAGGTGCCGCCATAGAGGCGTACCTGGAAGATAACGATGATGCGTTCGACGACCCCGTACAGGTTCGGCGTGACGCCGCAGCCAAAGGTATCGAGGCCAGAGCTTCTGCGGTCTCGCCTGGAAGGGGGATGGTGTGCTCCAAGAAATACACCTGAAAAACTTTGGTAACCATGCAGACTCGCTGATCCAGTTCTCTCCGGGGCTTACAGCATTCGTCGGTGAGAACGGCTCCGGTAAGAGCATGATCTCGGAGGCGGTGTCCTGGCTCTTCTACGGCAGACCCATAAGGGCTCGTCAGGGGTGGTCTCCTGTCGTGCCTGGGGAGTCCGTTGTCACGGGTCGGACTGTCTCAGGAATGGCCTTTGCTCGTAAAAGTATGAAGTCGGGAACTAAACTTTTGTGCGACAACTTCAAGGGAGGTACTAGGGAGACCAACGCCCTCATCGCAGAAAAGTTCGGTTCCCATTCGACATTTCTTCAGATGCAAGTTTTCCAGAGGGCGCTCCTTGTTCGGTTTTCTACCGCAGGAGACGCGGAACGGAAGGCTATCATCGAAGATTTGCTGAACATCAGCTACTTCGACGAGCAGTACAGGCTGATACGTGGCGATCTGAAAGAGATCAACGCAGACCTCGCTATTGCGGAAAGCCACGAGCGCCTGTGGTGGGTCCGTCTGGAGACTGCAAAGGACGAGCTTGAAAGGCTGAGAAAACCGGCAAAGTTGGATCTTGGCGAGGACGTTTCTAAGGCGCGTGCCGAGTTGAAACGCCTCAAGAAGAAAACAATCTCCCTGCCGAAGAAGCCTGGAGACGAGCCGTCCGCTGACGACGTGTATGCGGCACAAGATAAGCTGGCTCGGCTCACCGCTGCCCTCGGGGGCGTAGACGCTTCTCTCCGTGAGAAAAAGCAGCTCGTAGCTGATAAGCTGTGTCCAACATGCGGTGCTCCGACACAGCGTCGTCTTTCTGGCAAGATTCCCGAGTTGGAGCGCGAACAGCAGGGTCTACGGACGAAGTACAAAAACGCTCAGTCTGCTCTCAAAGAGGCTAAGAGTGAGTACGACAAGGAGAAACGTGCCTATGGAGAAGTGGTCAGAAAGTATCGAGATGCTCTTCAAGAGGTTGACGAGCGAGATGATCGTATCGCAAGGCTTGAGAGAGCTATTCAGCGGGCCGAGGCTGCCGAGGACCACTACGCCAAAGCCTTCTCCCAGTATCGTGCTGATCAGAGACGGATCAGGGAGCGGATTGTCCGGTGCCGAAAAGAGTGGGCCAAAGCCCGCTTTGAAGTTCTTTGCCTCAAGGATAAGGTTGGAAGGCTCGAAGATCTCTGCCGCGTCTTTGGCCCGAAAGGGGCCAGGGTCTACATGCTCAGAGACGCTCTACGCGCCATCTCTGCCTCCGCTACCGATCTCATGTCCAAGCTCTACAGCAAAGACGTTCGAGTTGTTCTTGCACCTTCGGATTCGATGAAGACGCTGGTGCTGTCTCTCGTTCTACCGGACGGGACAACAATGCCCCACCGAGGCGGCTCTGAGGGTGAGAAGACATTGCTGGACTTCACACTTCTGAAGGTCCTGGCTGCGCTACCTCGGCGTTCCAGTACAGAACGCTTGCCGTTCATGTACGATGACATTACGGATGCGTTCGATACAGGAAACAAAGAGAGGGTACTGCAAGCTCTGGCCGAGGAGGCGAAAACAACACAAGTGCTGTTGTTCACTCACGAAGCCGAGCTAGTGAAGGAACAACTGCCGGACTGTCGCATCTACACCGTGGAGGCAGGGACAGTCCACCTTGGAGGTTAGTATGGCTCTGCGCTTCTACCATGACATCTTGATCCAGATCGCCGAGGATCTGGCAAGAGAGAACGTCCTGGGGACGGTCGACCTGGAGGCAAACCAGGACCAGCTTCTCATGCACTACGGCCCCACCTCGTTCAAGGTCGCTGCTGGTGACAGCGACCAACAGATCGCATTCCCCGTTGGGGCTGGTAAGCTGCGGTTCCTCGTCGTCTACGACGTGGACAATCCGAACGGTGTGCGTGTCCATGAGGTCGCTGGTGCCGCCTCGGGCGAACAGGTACTCATCGACCCGCCTGCGGAGGTCGACGCGACTGGTATCCTCATCACGACGTGCAACTGGGACGCTCTGTACCTCACCAACCCCGACAGTGGTGCGGAGGTCGAGGGCAAGATCCTCATGGGATTCGCTGATTCCTGATGGCAATCTTTGTTGGGATCGACCCCGGTCTCAGCCGAGGTAAGTTCGGTCTTGCGATGGAAAAGTCCGGGAGCCCCCCACGCTTTGCACAGCTAGGTGTGAACGACAACAGAGCCAAGGGCATCGTGTCCGACTTTCAGCGGACTGAGATGATCTACGCACAACTGTTGGAGAAGCTGTCTGCGTGGGGGGTGATCGGTCGTCGATCAACGTACTTTGCTGTCGAAGGTCCGAGCCTCGGGAGACGCCAGGCCCGCACTGTCCAGGTCGGCTTCGTTCATGACGCCATCTACAGGGCTCTGGCATCGTTCAACAAAGCTCGTGTCATAACACCGACTCCGAGCATTCTCAAAAAGTTCGCTACAGGCTACGGCTTTGCTCAGAAGGATGACATGGTTGATGCTGCTAAAGAGATGATGGCTGGTCATCCTGGGCGGCAGATACCTGGCTTTACCTCAGAAGACCTGTGGGAAGCATACCTCCTCGTAGAGCTAGCCAAGGTTGTGCGGACACACCTGAAGAGTTCAACTAGGTTCCCTGCCGTATTCCGAACAAGGAAGAAGGCGGGTGTCCTGGTGCATCGTATCGAGCGAAAGGTTTACTACCATGTCGAGACGCCGCAATGATAGAAAACGTATTCGGGCCAACGCTCGGAAGAGGCGGCAAGAAGAGGCCAAGTCGTACACGTCGAAGTCCAAGCAGAAGCCTCATAGGTGGAAGAGCTTGATCGACGCGGCTGTTTCCGCACACGCTATCGAGGTGGGTGCGGAGGCGATGAAGCGTACACGCTACCGTATGGAGCACGGTGAAGAGCCCCCTGGTGAGATCTTTGTGCATCGCGATCTTCCCGAGAGGGTGGCTTGTCGCATCCACCAGAAGAACCTGGCCCAAGCCCGGCAATACTGGAAGCGTAAGCTCCATCTCGCCATCGGCAGCATCTCCGAGGGTATCCAGGAGGCTATCCGTGAGCAGGCTCGCCCGGAGATAACACGTCGTATCGACGAACTGCTGGGGGTCGGGGATGGTTGAGGCAGTAAAGCTGACTGTCGCCATAACGGCCACAATATGCTTTACCGTGGACCTCATACTACGGTGGAAGCGCAAGATCGGTATCACCGACATCGCAGAGTGGAAGGGGCTCATTTCTTTTCCTGCGCTGGCTGTGTTCGGTGGTATCACTTCGTTTGTGTGCGGGTGGCTCGGATGGGGCCTGATGATCACAGCGTCTTTGGCGGCATCTGATGGCGTCAAGGTGGCTGGTGGTTCTGGTGCCATCCCACTCGAAAGGGCGATCATCATACGGCTTGTGCTTCTAGCCGAGGTGGCTGTCCTGGCCTATTGTGCCGTTTCGATCTTACAACGATCAGAGCTTGTGGTCGCAACGCTGACCACACTGTTCTAGGAGGCCGCATGAGAACATCAGTCACATGGGAGGGCAAGTTTGACGCCGCCCATCATCTCCCCGGTCACGACAAGTGCGGGGTAGTTCACGGACATACGTACAGTGTCAGCATCAGGGTGGAGGGGGAGGTCCAAGAGAACGGCATGATCGTGGACTTCCACGATGTGAAAGCCCTGGTCAAGCAGCTCGACCACAAGGATCTCAACGAGATTCTCACTGCGAGTATTCCGACAGCCGAGAATCTGTCGAGGTTCCTTGCGATGAACGCTCTGTCGCTCGGAGAGCACATCCATCGCGTCAGGGTTCGGCTGTACGAAGGGGGCAACTCTTACGCCGAGACCGAGATCGGCAGGAGCCTTTGAAAGTCTACATCGCGGACGAGGCATCGCCCGTGGTGTCTCGTTACAAGAATGTCGGCAAAACGGACTTTTCTGTGAGGCTCCTACTCACTGCCAACGGCAAGCCAGGTGCTCGGGCCAGGATCATCGCCAAAGCGTGCCATGCGATCTACCCCAGATCACTTTTCGTTGACTCGGGCGCATTCATCATTCGCTCCGCTTACTACAAGCACGACAAGCTCCCCACCGTCGCCGAGGCCACGGAAGTAGTGCGCTCCCACTTCGGGAGCTGTCTTTGGCTACACGAGCAGGGCTTTCCCCTGAAGGCTGTTGCTGAGTTGGACCTTCCTGACATCTACGGGCAGGAGGTCATCGACGACTGGCGGGACAACTACGCTCTGCCCTTTCAGGACCAGACTGGTATTCCTGTCGTCTTCGCTTGGCACGGCACGGAGAGTGTGTGGAGCCTTCTTTCGGAGGAGTGGTGCCACTATCTCGGTGTCTCCATGGCTTACAGCAAGAAGCTGATAAAGGAACAGTGGGGAACCCAGGAGGCATACTACACAGAGATGAAGGACTTGGCGTTAGAGTGCTACCACAATGACGTCAGGATTCACGGGTACGCAGTTACTCGGACATCGGCCTTGAAGGCTGTGCCCTTCTACAGTGTTGACTCTGTCTCCTGGCAACAGGCGCTCCACTTCGGGGGTGCATTAGCTTTTGACCGTACCAGAGGAGAGCTTGTGCGGGTTGATCTAGGTAGGGGGTTCGTCCAGCGCAAAGGTTGGACAGCCGCCGCTAAGAATCTCAGCAAGCTACAGCGTCATGGGTGCCGCCTGAGTCTTCTGGATATTACTGGCCGTAAGGATGCAGATGGTAAGAGGAAGATAAACAACGTGGCAATCTTCCTCGACCAGGCCAAGGTCTTTGCCGACATGGAGTCTTGGTTTACTGCGTACTGGCGGAACAAAGGTATCAACTGGGCGGAGCAGTTGGGCGAGGGTGAGGACAACTGGAATCCTCGGCACGCTGTTGTGGCACCCCCACGGAGAAGGGTCAGATGAAGAAGGCGGGCAAAAAGAAGAAAAAGAAGACCACGAGTAAGGCTGCTCGCAAACTCGCTGTGAATGAGTTTGTCGAGCTTGAGACCGGCTTGCAGATCGGTGAGGTCTACATCAAGTCAATCAAGCAGCGGAAGACACGCTTTCGTAAGATGGATGACTTGCAGCTCCAGGCTCTCAAAGACTCCATCGGCAGGCTCGGACCTCGTGATCCAGTCATTGTCATTCCAGGCAAGACGTCTGGTGAGTGGGAGCTTATCGACGGGCACCACCGTATCGACGAACTGAGCACTCGTGGATACGATACCGTTCCGGTCGTTGTTCTCACTGACAAGCAAGGTCAATCTGTGTCTCCGGCTGACGCCGACCTTGCTATGTTCAGTTTCAACGTAAGTGCTGAATTGGACGAGAAGGGCTTTTTCGAGGTCCTTCGCGAGATGCGAGACGATCAGATTCCGATCAACGAGATCGCGACGGCTACTGCACGCGACAAGGATGCTTTGGAAGAGCTACTCGGCGTCGTGGGTGCTGACGAGGCTGGCACTTTGAAGCCGCTCGCCCCTATGGGCTCGTTGGGAGGAGGTGCAGGGTCAGGTTCCGACGAAGGTACGGACGAAGATATGTTCAGCAACATCGACTTCAGCTCCATCGGAGGATTTGGTGCTGAGGCCGAAGGTGGTGGTTCTACGCAGCTCAAAGAGTCATCTCGGGGTATGCCCATCATGTTGTCCCTTCCGGGGACAGACGAAATCGAAGACATGCTCGAAGACCTGTGTGAAGCCATGGCCGAGGAAACCCGTGCGGGCGCTGTCGTAAAGCTGATAAAGCAATACTTCGGCAAAGACAAGTAAGTACAACAGGGTCGCAAACCCTTCAGAAAAGGAAGATACAATGTCCGACGACATCATGCGCGACGTTCTCAACTCGATGGACGCCGACACCGTCAAGCCGTATGCCGACGTTCGCCCTCTCATGAAGGCACTGACCAACGTCGGTCAGGTCGAGTTCATCACCGGCATCGCGGGGACAGGGGCGCTGCTCGACGTGGAGACGCAGGGTGACCCTCGCGGAGTCATTCTGTTCAACCGCACCCAGAACGCGATGGCTTTCCACATCAAGGGGATGCCCGCCGCTTCGGCCATGAAGGTTGTGGCTGCCGCCGCCTGGACCGCCGCCGACTGCATCACTCTCGGCGACGAGAAGTTCACCATCGGCGTCGATGCGGATCTGAACACCCTCGCCGACGACATCGACGCACTGGTCATCATCTGATCTGTGTCGGATCGCTTTGTGCAAACTACGTGTAGGGGGCGCGGCTTTGGCTGCGCCCCCTACGTGTTCCATTGGAGGTAATGTGGGCAAATACAAGCTATCGGAAATCGTGGACACGTACCAGGCAGAGGGGGCCATGTCAGGTTGGCCTGTACGCCTGTTGCGCTTCGCTGGGTGTAACCTCGCGTGCCCATTCTGTGACGAACACCTTGCACGCCCGAGGTACATTCTCGACGCTGACGAGTTCGCAGAACGCCTCCCGCGAAAGTACCCCGCTGTCATGCTGACTGGCGGGGAGCCTCTGTTACACATGGACATCGAACTTGCGAAGGTTCTAGCCGCGTGGCGCAACGAGACGTTTGGTATGTTCATGCTGGAGACCAACGGGGCTGTCAGGGGTGTACTTGGGCACTTCAAAGGTATCGCTCACGTTGTGTGCTCACCGAAACATGACTCCGACGTCGTTCTTGGATGCGGCGACATCGACGAGTTGAAATACGTCGTGCCGGGCTGTTGGCCTGGTAACGATGCTGTTGTGGACTCCATTCTCAGTATACTGCCCAACGCTGACGCGAAGAGCGCGGTGCTGAAAAGAGTCATGACGAAGACAATCTGCATCCAGCCAGAGTGGCGGGATGACGGCATCAAGTCGAGCCTCCCGATGGCTCTCAGATGCTCACAACACATTCAGATGGCTCTCGGCTTCATGCCCCGGTTGTCTATTCAGTGGCACAAGTTCGTGAACATGCCATGATCTGACGCCGATCAAGCCGAGATAGGAGGATAGATGGCAAAGGCCGAGATCTCGATCTCGCAGTCGAATTCAGGGCTGTCGTCCACCCCCGGCAAGGCGCTTCGTGGTCTGACCATCTACGCAGGTGCCGGGGATGAGATCGAGTTTGCAAATTCAGCCGATGGTGACATCGGAGCGTACAAGTGGCAGTGGACACTCATCGAACGCCCCCCAGGTTCGGCAGCTTCGCTCGTTGGAGCGACAGGTAACTCCTGCACGCTCAACGCCGACGTGTATGGGCGGTACGTCGTCTCTCTGCGAGTGAACGGTCTCAGCGATGACTCCGAGGGGTATGCAGTCACCGTGGCCGGTGTGTCGTACCCGTCTCTCGGAGCTGCATCCGGCGGCGGGAATCTCGGGGACTGGGATCTGCCAGCCTACAACGAGAGGGACTTCGCAAACTGGCTCGATCACTTCGGGCCTGACAACCCCTACGGAGCACAGCGAGAGCTGTACCGGATACTCAAGCAGATCCGCGAGGACATCGCTCCTGGAGGAGGGGGCAGTCCGCTTGAGGTACAGGACGAGGGCATACAGATCGACCCCGCCACAACTGTCATAGACTTCATCGGTGCGGGTGTCACTGTCACGTCAGCCGGTGCGGGTGCTGTCGATGTCACGATTCCTGGTGGCGGTGGTGGTGGGGCACAGGCCCCAACTCTGATCATCGGCAACTCTGCGATGGGAGACTCGGCCTCGGATTGCGACTTCCTGTATGATGGGACGAACGGAGCCCTTCTCCGCGCAGCAATTGAGGGCGTGGCTGTTGGCACGGACATCTACATCCGTCCAGGTTCTTACGACCTTGCGGCTGGTGGTGGGCCTTTCGGTCCATTGTTGATTCCTGCGGGCGTCAACGTCGTCGGGGCTGGGATGGAGTGCGTCACGATCAAGACTGTCTACGACGATCCCCGTGCAGCCACGCTCGGCACTGGAGCGTGTCTTCGCGATCTGACATTCCTCGGCGCAGACGACCCAACAGGGGTTGTTTTTCAGATGCCGGGTTCGATGGTGGATCTGGGTATCGACTCTCGCTGCATCCGTGTCCGTGTTGAGTACGAGAACTCCTGGGCAGGCTTCGACCCATACGCCATTGCTGTCACGTCGGCTTTCAGGACGCAGTATGATGGACACTCCTGGTGCCTCAACTGTGAGAGCCTTGGTGCGCCAGATCCTTCATTCGTCGGTGGGCAGAACTTCGTCCACTACAAGCAAGACTCGTTCAGCGGTTCACACGAGACTGGAGCATTTCATGTCGTCGAGTGTCTATCCACAGAAGGCACTCTCGCGTTTGAGACGGCATTCGGAAACCCAATGTACGTGAATGGTGGCAGCTTCACTGATCTCAGTGGTTTCAATGCGGCTGCCCTCACAGCCTCCTACTCATCGTGCATCGGGGCTGCCATCCTGAAGTCTGGGTCGTTTGGTAACATCGCCCAGATTCGCACAGGTGACAGGATCAAGTTCTGCGAAAACACTGTTACTTGTAGCGGAAGCGGCATAGCCGGCTTTGACGTGAACCTCACAGAAGCCAGCATTGTCGAGGGTAACGTCGGGCAGAGCGACAATGTCGGTGGTGGCGTCGGTGTGAATCCTGCGGTGTTGATCGGAGTATCCGGTAACTACTGTATCTGCACCGGAAACAACTTCCGTGACATCGTGAATGGTTCTGCCGGAACCTACACAGACACCGGTACGGGTAACGTGCTGGCGAACAACCTGTGATCGGAGTCAGATCATGGGCATTCGCGATTCAATCCTTGAAGATATGTTGCAGCGGCTATCCTCCGCTGTGACTAAGGTTCCGTACATAGACAAGCGCATGTTCCTTGAGTTCCTCATGAGGGCAACGGACCTCTTCGCCCGAGACATCGAAGAGCTGAACACCTCGGGTGCTGCTGGTACTGTCCCGGTCTCTGATGGTGCTGGAAATCTCAACATGGGGGCTGCTCCTGTGGGACTCCACGCCATAACGCACGAGGATGGGGGTGTCGACGAGATCGACGTCACAGACCTTGCTGGGCTCCTAGCGGACCCCCAGACTCCGCTGGCTCACGCCGCTTCGCACAGCGATGGGGGGACTGACGAGATCAGCGTGGAGAACCTCGCAACAGCCAGCGCGGTAGCTGGACAGGTTCCCACTGCCGATGGGGCCGGTGGGCTCTCAATGCTGACCCCCGCTGGAGCCTGGTCTGCGGATCAGGTCTACTTCGTCGGGAAGCACGGAGACGACGCCGCCAGCGGTAGGTCATTCTCCTATGCGAAGGAGACGATAGCGAGCGCCATCTCGGCGGCTGTCGCGCAGGGGCCAAGCTCGACCAATCGGTTCAAGGTCTGCGTCATCGACGCGGGTATCTACGCCGAGAACATAACGCTGCCGTCGTGGGTGTCCCTGTGGGCTCCAGCCGCCCGCATCGAGGGGACAATCACCTTGAACGACAACGTAGACTGCAAGGTTCGCGAGGTCTACAAGGTCACCTCTGGGTTCGCAGTCTCCAAGCTCTCGGGCTCGGGGACATCCCGGTTTGAGGCAGATCGGGTCGAGGTCACTGGTACAGCCATCGCTGCTCTCAACGTCGGTGTTGGCTCTGTGCTCATGTACGAGGTCAAGCAGACCTACCTTGAAAACGGCTTTGGTATCGGTGACGCCTCATCGGCACAAGGCCATGTCCATGTCAAGTGCGAGGACATCTACATCCAGGGTACTGGTACTGCAATCGCCAGGTTCTCGACGGGTACGACCGAGGGTTATGTCGCGCATATCCTCGAGACTGGTGGCGGTGTTGGCAACGGTACGGGTCTCAACGTCGGTGCTGGTGGGGGCTCCATGGAGCTTGTCATCGCTCGACTTGCGGCGACGACAGCCTACGTGATCGCTGTCGGATCAACCCTCAATGCGTTCATCGGTGAGCTGTCTGGCACCAAGACTGTCAACGGAACGGAGCATGTCTCCGTGGCGGGTGCTCACATCGAGGCCCTGACGACAGCCGGACCCGCTGGTACTGTGCCCGTCTCTGACGGGGCGGGAGGACTGACCATGAGTGTACCAGGCGCAGAACTGGTCAATGTGACTGATACCGGAGTGGCCGAGGGCAACAACTCCATCACAGGGTTTGAGGACAAGGTTCTGCTCAAGCGAGTACGGGTCGAGACCTCTGCTCTGTCGTGGACGCTGACGGTGTATGCAAGAGATGACTACACCACGGACCCGAAGGCAATCCTCGTCCGACGTGAGGGTGATTACGAGGCATGGCTTGACCTCACCTACGAGGATGAGGACGGTACGCAAGAGTTCCACTACAACTTCACCGACCACCTCGGGTCGAATACGCACGACATCGAGGTCTGGGGAGTGAGGCTGACATGAGGCTGCCTGGTGGTTTCAACCTACGGGATCATGCTGATCTGTCAGCGATCACTGTCGACGACCACCATCCTGCTCCGAATTACGTCAGCTTTTCGGACACTACGACATCGCTGCCTCCAGGTACGTCATTCAATCTGGACGTCACTCTGCCCCACTCCGATTTCAGGTTGGCTAGGGTGTACCTGGAGGGGCCAGCAATCTCGGGTGGTGGGTCAGCTACGAAGTGGCGTGAGTGCGCCATTGTGTACGTAACAACTACGCTTTCAGACGCAATAGGCCACAGCGTCCGAAACACCGGAAGCATCTACAAGTCTTATGTCGTGACCTATGCGAAGGCTGTGGGGGTTACGAACCTGACGCATAAGATCTTCGATACTGTGACGAACCCCGGTAGTAGGTACATTGCGCTGAAGGACGCCCAGATAATCGGTTCGACATTGCGGCTTACCTTCCAAAATTATTTCGGCGGTAGTGCTACACTATCGGTGAAGGGTCATGCGGAGGTGACATGAGGTTAGAAGGAGATTTCGTTGCTACAGATCACGACCTCATCATGGGGGTCGGTGCGGAAGACCATCATCCAACCACCGAGGTCTTCCGCATCATTGTGAACAGTCTGTCGATTCCTCCTGGCACATACATCTACAACGTAGCTCTTGGCAAAAGTGGCTGTCGTAGTGTCAGGGGCATTCTTCGTGGGAGCGTCAGTGTAGACATTCAGGGGCATACCGGTCTGTTCTTCCAGGCGTTCAACACGGCTGCCAAGAGTTCGTCTGTCGGGATTCGCCCATATCCGTCCGGTACGCAGAGTTACGTGGGTGGGTACTCACGTCTGCACGGGGACACGTACCTGAGTCACACCGATTTCGGTGGTAGCATCCGTCTCAACGATGTCTACATATCAGGAACGAACCTCGTCTTTGCGTTCTACAACATCCGTCCATTCAATCAGAACTTGGTCTGCTACGGAAGCGTGGTGGTGAAATGAGGCTACAGTCATATCTGGAGCACCCTACACTCCACTCGGCTTTGTCGAACGTACTTGCCGAACAACACCACCGACGTCCGTACAACATGACGATCAGCAATACGTCACTGGTAGTTCCACCGCTGCCCGGTGGGCCTTCCGACTGGGACATCTCGGTGCCCTACGACATCGTGGCTGCGGTGATCCATCTTCGATCAGCCCGTGTGACAGAACTTGCTGGCGGTATGGCTGGCGCTCTTGTTGTCGTTGGGCGCAGTTCTCTTGAGGCTTCTTCCATGTCTCTTGGTGGGCATGGTAACCTGATCTCTACCTCGTACAATGCCATCTACACCAAGGCGGCGGCTGCGCTGAATCTCAGCCACAAAGTGTTCAGCAGTGGTGGGGCGGATATATCTCTGACAGAGGCGTATCTACCCGCAACAGGACCATCTTCGCGTGTCTTGCGTCTTACCTGGACGAACTACTCGGCTGGGAACAGAACGCTGGACGCACGAGGAGAAGTGGAGCTATGGTCATGAGAGTTCTTGCCATTTGCTACGAGGACCCCGAGGAGATTCTTGGCGGTATGGGGATGCACGTCCGCGAGATCTACAGAGCCCTTGCGAAGAAGGGTGTGGACGTGGACCTCGTAACCTCCAGCACACTCGACGGTTCAAAGGACTATCTCGGCTTCCGCAAACACCACGACGACAAGCTGATTTGCTGGAAGCCGAGACGACCGGACATCAGTTGCAGGTACATCAACGACATCCAGGTTGCGAAGGCTCTGACACGGCTTATTGCCGACAGGCTACGAGCCGGTGGCGACTGGGACGTGATCCACATGCACGAGTGGACCTCTGTTCAGCTCGGTCGCCTGTGCCAGAACGCCCTCGGGCTCCCTCTGGTCGGTACGATGCACCTCTGTATAAGTTACCTGTCGATGATCTCGGACCCGGCATCAAACCCGGCTAGCTGGGGTGAGGCCGACCTCTACATGATGCAACAGGAAGGTAACCTCGTC